GTTACATTGAAGTCGCCCGATGCACCCAAGACCAACGCCCCCGAAGTCGTAGCAACAGGGGTGTAAAGTTTGCCTGTCTTAAAGCGTGCAGGTACTAAAATCAGCGATGGTGTCGGCATTGTTAGAAGTTGAAGATTGCAGCGAATCGGACGAACAGGCAAGCATTCACGGCAGCCTCGGCAGCGGTTGCACCATCAGCCGTAGCCCTTGAATTAAAGGCAGCCCAAGCGGTCAAGGCAGGGTCGCTGACACCGCCAAGCAGTTGGTTTGTTGGGTAGCCGTAGCCGTAGCCTATGAGCATCGCTTAGAGGAATGTATAACCGATAACGGAACCCGAAGAAACGTCAACGGCAATAATCTTACCGCCATTCCTTCCGCTGATAACGATGCCAGCAGAAACGGTTTTGCCACTCAAGGCATAAGCGGTCAGGAGGTCTTCGCTATTGGTTCCAGTTAGTGCGGAAAATTCGGTTGCTGCGTTGACTACCAAAAAGTCGTAGTTCTTACCAGTAACGGAACCATCGATAAACTCCATCGTACCGCCTTGGCCGAGCATCTGTTGCAATATGGGTGTAGGCATTGTATTTGTCTTTTAGGGTAAATGTCTATTAGGTCGGAATTTCACAAACCGAGTGGCCGTAAGGGATTTCAAAGGTCATAGTCGCCTGCCACCCTGCTGTGCGGTCATCTCGGCTCTCTACGAAGCGTGTAAGGCTCACGCTGGACGAGAGGGTCCATTCCTCGCTTGGGTCGTTTGTAAGAGCTGAAATGAAGTCCTGAGCGATTTGCAGTTGGTCGCTCAAGACCTCGTCCTCGTTGTCCTGCCAGCCCAATGTCGGACTGCCCGAAACCACTCCGCCCATCGGCTTAATGGATTCAACTCTATCACTAAAATATACCCCAACCACCAAGTCCAAAGTGCCAGCGTCAGTAGTTGCAGACTGAACGTCCGCAAAAACGAGCGGATAGACGATTCGCTCACGGCTTGGAGTTCGAAGATTTATCGTGTTGTCCGTGCCGATTGCAAGCGGGTCCCCCGTTCCGAACGAGTTGACCTGTGGATGAGCATTTGCAAGGTCCAGCAGAGCCTGCTTGATTTTTATCCATGACATAATTCTGCAGTTTCAGTATGTTCTTTTTATGCGCTCCCATTTCAGCAGTCGTTACAACCAGCAAAAGGTCCGTAGGGGTAAGGGTAATCAAGGTTGCTGATTCCCATCCTCCTGTTGCGGTCCAAGACCATCCCGGTGCGGTAGTTGGTAGCGTTCGGGTAAATCGTGTCCAAAGCAGAAGGAGGCGAGTTCCACAAGGGGTAGGAGTTGCGGTTTTCCATGAGGTAGCGGGTTATCCGCTCAGAATACCACTCGGCATCGTTCTTGACCTTGTCGGTCAGCCGTGTGATTTCTTCCATGCTCATTTGGGAGGATTCCTCGCTTGTCCTGCGAACCATCCCCTTGTTCATGTACTTGAATGCAAGCACCATCGGGAGTTCGTAGTAGAGCCATTGAATCATGGCCGGCTGAATGTAGTCCTCCAGCAGCGTTTGGTTGAGTGCAGAGGTTGAACCGCTGACGACCTGCGTAACCAATTCCCCATACAACGCAGAGCCAACGATGGGCTGAATGCGCATCTCTTGTACCTTCACAACCGTTGGTCGGATTTGGGTGTAACTGACGTTCTCGTTGATTATCGAATTGTCCAAGAGCGTTTCTTCGCTTATGAATAGTGCCTTCATGCCTTCGTGATTTTATTGCCTTTGCGGATAACGAGTTGCTGCTCCCATACATGGCGACATTGGGGCCTGTTCACTCCGCTCGGCGTGTGATACCAACCGCCCCTGCGATTCCAAACGGAGTAGCCCATGATGGCAGAAATCCCATCGATGTCGTCCCTTGTGTAAACCTTCCCTTGGTCGGCCAAGTCCAACATCACCTTGCAGAACTCACGGCTCGACTTCTTGTCCTTGTTGCTGAATCCTGTGGCCCATGCGTACTTGTATCTCACTTCCAGTACAGGCTCGGCAACTTCCTTCACGCCTTTGGGAAGATTCTGCTCCGCAATTTGGTCCACCGCTCTGCTGATGGGGTAGCGGTCTTTGGTTATCAAGTAAGCGATACGCTTGGCGACCTTCGCCTTGCTGACCCCGAACTCCTTCGCCATTTCTTCCACCGATGCGTCCCGGTTCTTCTTGCGGTAAGCCTCAATCTTCTTGTCCAGTTCCTTTTCTTCCTCGCCTAACTCGGCAAAGGCCAAGCGTATATTCTCGTCAATGTTTGCATCAAAGCGCATCGGCTTGGAGTGCATGACGTGGTAGTCATCTGCATGGCTTCCAAACTTGCTTGCAACGACCTCCAAGACCTTGAACTCCTCATCGCCCCAGCCGTAGTCCTCGTCATCTTCCTCGCCCCAAGTCGGCTCGCTGAACTCTTGGGACTGCACTCCGAGCATCGTGTCAATCTCTTGGGCAGACAAACCGAATCCAGCCGAGAGCATCGTCCGGGCCATTTCAAGAGTTATTTTCTCTTGCATATACTGGCGCACGATACGCATCAGGTTTTGGTACTCCCTGCCCGATAACTTCTTGATGTTGTCGTTGCTTGCAAGTTGCTCTACGGCTTGCGGTTGCTCGTCAGGTTGTGCATTCGGTCCAACCACATCGGCAGGTTTCTCAAGCGGTTGCAGACCTGCTTTTTCACGCAGTTCGTCTTGGGTCATTATCTGCAATAACGCCTGTTCGCTTAGTCGCTCGGTGATGGGTTCAACGGGTATCAATTCCATCCCTTCCACGCCATTGAAGGAGCCGAGGTAGTTAATCATCCGCTCCACCTTGCGGACCCGGTCGTTCACATACGTTGCCTTAAACAACTCGTAAGCCTCGACCAATTCAGTTCTTCCTCCGAGTTGGCCCTCCGTTTTGACACCGAATAACGCTGGATTCGTTACACGATGTGCGATGAATATCTCTTGCTGGATGGCCTTGTTGAGTATCTCGAACTGCTTGTCCATGTCGCTCGGTGTGAGCGGTTCCAGCGTAGGGGCCTTGGCTGCATCATCGTTGAAGGTTACAACGAACCTTCCAGCGTTGTCGGTTCCTGAAAACTTGCGTTTAATCTGCCTCTCGATGTCGCCCTGTTCTTCAGGGGTCGGAATACCGTTGTTGAAGTTGATTAAATATCCCCCCCAAAAATTATTGCGGAGGTTGTTGTTGTGGAAGTTCGCCACCTGTACGTCTGCCTCAATCCAAGCGTTGCCTCCGATGTATTCCGGCAACGGGTAGTGCTTCACGCCTGCAGCGTACACACGATAGTAGAACAACTGCTTTCCGATGCGGTTCTCGGTGTCAAATGCCGGTATTTTCTCGATGTCCCCAATTTTCGGGAACAACTGCATCATGTCATCGTTGTACCAGTCGGCGACCTGAAACATCTTTTCCTCTTTGTCAACCCGAATCTTTTCGAATGGAATATGCTCCATCTTCGCAATCGTCCCAAGTTTGGACCAAGTAACCGCAACCGCAAAGCCGTTGAAGATTTCCAAGTCAAGGACCAATTTCTCCGTGATGTCGTTAAGGTCCTCCGTGCTTGACATTCCATCAAAAAACTTGATGAACCGAGCCTGCTGCTCTACGGTCAGGTTATCCCCTGCCTGCCATCCTCCGCCCATGATGTAGTTTACCTTCCCGTTGACGATGGCGTTGTGCTTCGAGGACCTGCGATAGTTGTCAAGGAGGTAGTAGGGGTATTCGTTAGCAAAGCCGTAAGTGATGTACTTGCCGGAGCGGTTCTCCAGCATCACGGGAACCTTATGCTCTATCCCCAACCATTGGGTAAAGTGTTGAGTAGATTTGGTACTCATAGCGTTACTGCAGTAAAGTTGAGGGACTGAATCGTGATGGCTTGGTCGGAATCGATGGACTTAACGAACACGCTGAACTCATCGTTGACCGCAGCGGTGAGGTAGGCTTCAAAATAGACCGCATGGCCGTTGTCGTGGGACATCGTAATCCCTGCCTTGCTGGATGCAATCGTGTTGCCATTCTTGGCGATGTACCATTCAAATTCCCTTTGGTTGCTTGCCGAAAAGGTCAGGTTTGCAGACACCTTCAACGCAGCACCAGCGATGCCCGTGTAGGTAATAACCGAGGTCGTTTTGTTCAGCGTAAAGTTGTAGGTTGACAAAATACCCTCGTCCATTGCAATGGTCAACTTGACCGCAGAATTGCTTGTTGGGGTGAAGTTGGTGTCGCCTGAAACGCTCAAGGACCCAAAGCCCCGTTCCCGATTCAGCGTCGCAGTATCGGCAAGGTCATCGAACAGACCTCCCACCCGTGCAGCAGTATTGGCTCCAGCAGCGGTTTCGTTGGTTATTGTTGCAGCACTATCTTGTAGTTGGATTCTTGTTTGTACGCTCATTAGGCAAAGGTTGAATCAAAGGTGGAATCAAAGACACCCTCATCGGATGCCCCGTAAATTGTGTAGTTGATGGTATTGGCGTAGGTGTTGAAGCCTATCGTTGCGGTTTGTACAAAAGCCAAGCCCGTTTCAACGACCGCCAAAGCAGCGGTAACCGTGCTATTGGTATCGTAAACTTCATATTTATAGGAACCCGTTTCAAGCGACCCCAAGGCAAGCG